TACTTACTGAGACTTTACTTCATGAAATGGTTCATTTGTATTTGTTTTATAACAATCATACTGATTACAATCAACATGAAGAGAAGTTTAAACAGCTTGCAGATGAAATATGTGAAGTTTTAATGCTAGATAGAGAAAAATTTGTTTGACAAAATTGTTTAAACAGGGTATAATATTATGGTAGAACAATTTATTGGATACGTTTTAAATATAATACTTGCATTACCTTTATGGGTATTAATAGTCTTTATGTTTAAACGCTTTTATGATGAGATGGAGGACAAATGAGTGCATTAGATAAGCAAGTAAGTGGTAGTCATTATAAGCAATTTAAGATACAACCTATTGAGTTTATAACAAAAAATAATATTCCTTTTATTGAAGGGAATGTGATAAAATATATCTGTCGTTGGAGAGATAAGAATGGTCTCGAAGACTTAGACAAAGTAATACATTATGTAGAATTATTGAAGGAGTTAGAGAATGGCAAGTCAGAACGAACACACGGGATCAAGGCTCGTATCAAAACCATTATCAAAGGATGGTCAAGACAACTGGGATCGCATCTTCGGAAAGAGAATCAAGGAGCAAAAGCTGACAACAGAAGACATGTTACCTGAGTATGAACTTAATAAGTCTACAGGAGATGTTCAATCCGTTTCTCGTATAGATGTTATTGGTCAGAATGGTAACGATGGCGATCATTACTAAGTTAGATATATTATGCAATTAACATTCGAAGAAATTTGTGAACACTTAAAGAAGTATGATGAGACTATGTTATTAGAGTTACTTAACATATCCTCTGAAGAAATAGTAGAGAAGTTCCAAGATAAAATAGAAGATAATTTAGAGGCTCTTGCAAAAGAGATTGATAACGAAGAAGAGGAATATGACATATATGAATAGTTTACCAAGTGTTTACCAAGAAGTTATTGCATACAGTAGATATGCTAGATTTTTACCTGAGAAGAATAGAAGAGAAACTTGGGATGAAACAGTAGGACGATTAGTAGGATACCTTCAAACTAAGGTGGAATTAGATGAGGAAACATGGAAAGATTTAAGACAATCCGTAGAACGATTAGAGGTTATGCCTTCTATGCGTCTACTCATGACTGCTGGAGAAGCCTGTGAAAGAGATAATATTGCTGCTTATAATTGTTCTTATCTTGCTGTTAATAATAAACGTGCTTTTAGTGAAGCTTTATATATACTCATGAATGGTACAGGAGTTGGATTCTCTTGTGAACGTCAAGAGATTTCTAAACTTCCTGAAGTACCAGCTGAATTAAAATATGTAGAAGATGTTATCTTTGTTGAAGATAGTAAATTAGGTTGGGCTAAAGCATTTAAAAAACTACTCTCTTCTTTATGGGAAGGTGACATACCTACATTTGACTTCTCTAAAGTTCGTCCTGCTGGATCAAGACTAAAAGTATTTGGTGGTCGTGCTAGTGGTCCTGAACCTTTAAAGAAATTATTTGATTTCGTAGTAGAAACGTTTAAACAAGCTGCTGGTCGTAAACTTACATCAATTGAAGTACATGATATTATGTGTATGATTGGTGAGATTGTAGTGGTTGGTGGTGTAAGACGTTCTGCTTTAATCTCTTTATCTAACTTGACTGATCGCAGGATGCGTGAAGCTAAAATGGGAGCTTGGTATAATGATCATCCACACAGAGGACTCGCAAACAATTCAGTGGCATACACAGAGAAACCAGATAGTGAGACTTTCATGGAAGAGTGGCTCAGTTTGGTTAAATCCAAATCAGGTGAACGAGGAATCTTTAATCGTATTGCTGCTCAAAATCAAGCAAATAAATGGGGAAGACGAGATCCGACTCTCAGCTACGGAACCAATCCATGCTCAGAAATTATCCTCCGTGATAAACAGTTCTGCAATCTTACGGAAGTGGTTGTACGGGCAAATGATACCGAATCTACCCTTGCTAAGAAAGTCAGGATCGCAACAATACTTGGAACTATCCAATCCACTTTAACTAATTTCCAATTCTTATCTTCTGAATGGAAGAAGAATACTGAGGAAGAACGTTTACTTGGTGTAAGTATGACAGGTATTATGGATGCTGAGATTACAAGTAATCCTGATCCACTCATGTTAGAAAGGTTAAGAGATGTCGCTAGGAAAACAAATGAGGAGTATGCTGAGAAATTTGGTATATCACCTTCTGCTTCTATCACTTGTGTTAAGCCTTCAGGGACTGTATCGCAGTTGGTTGATTCCGCTAGTGGTATCCATGCTCGTCACAATGACTTTTATATTAGACGCATACGCATGGATAAAAAGGATCCTATCTACACCTACCTTAAGGAAAAGGGTGTGGCAGTAGAAGATGAAGTATTTAGACCAGACTCTACAGCAGTATTCTCATTCCCAATGATGGCTCCTACTGGTGCTATCTTAAGAAATGATAAGACTTCTATTGAACAATTAGATAACTGGTTAATATATCAACGTCACTGGTGTGAACATAAACCATCAGTAACTATCTCTGTTAAGGATGAAGATTGGGTTGAAGTAGGTGCTTGGGTATGGAAACATTTTGATGAGATCAGTGGCGTGTCTTTCTTACCACACTCTAATCATACCTATCAACAAGCTCCTTATGAAGACTGTACTAAAGAGCAATACGAAGAACTTCTTGCTACTACTCCTAAAGCAATTGATTGGGAAAACTTTAAGGAAGAAGAAGATAATACAACAGGAGCTCAGACACTAGCTTGTGTTTCTGGAGCTTGTGAAATTTAAGGAGATAGTATGCTTATCGGTGCTGAATTAATATGTGGTGTAAATGTTGGATTTGAGATTGTAGAAGATTCTGATTTCCACTATTTACTTGTAGACTTATTTATAGTAAGATTACAATTCTGTAAAGAGAAACCACAAGTATGAAGATATGTATTATAGGAAGCCGTAGTATTGACAAAGCAGAAGTTGTCTTTCCTATTATAGATAGATTTATTAAGGATCAAACAAATGGTAAACCTACCTTCATCTCAGGAGGTGCTAAAGGTGTAGATCAATTGTCAAAGAAGTATGCAGAAGCAAATGGATTTGACTTTGTTGAGTTTTTACCGTATCATTTAATTGATCAAACAGTAGAGTTTAGTAGTAAATATTTCTTTATTAGAAATAAACAAATGATTGACAACGCAGATAAGGTTCTGGTAATATGGGATGGTAAGAGTAAAGGTACTGAATATGGTATTAAGTATACTCAGAAAAAGAATCTACCTGTGATGATAATCAAGATAGTTTAGTTGTTCCCTAAGGCTATAGCAGACGTAAAGGTTCTAGTAGGGCTGCCTCTCCCTAATTAGAATTGTTTGTTATAGCCTTATTTTATTTGGGAACTATTATAGTGAAGCGAACTTATTGATGTAAGTCTTAGCTTCAGCTGTAATATGTTTCTTCCAGTTTATAGGATCAATCTCAATAGCATTTCTCACAACTGCAGGTCCTGCATTGTAAGCTGCTAAAGCTTTCTCCATATCACCACCAAATTCTTTTAACATAGCTGATAAGTAGTCAGTAGCAAAACGTTTATGTTCTGCTTCTGGTGCTTTAGCTAAGTCAGCAATTGGTGTGATTCCAAAACCTGGATCTTTAGCTGTAGATGGAAGGATTTGATACTTACCTAATGCTCCTGTAGGAGATTTGATAAGCTTTCCAGTTTCATCTAAGTGTTTGTTGCCAGTCTCAACTTGAGCTAGCTTAGGGATTACTAAGTCTACAGATGCCCCTTTATCTATAGACTCAGAGTTTTTTTTAGAAAGATCTCCTCCAGAAACGAGTGAGGGAAGTTTTCCGTAGAATTGTACCCTAGCCTCGGATAGAGATAGACCGCTAGTATTATAGAAAGCAGTAAAGGCTTCATTGATACTCCTTACAGTTTGTGAGTTAAACTGGTTAATTGATCGTGAATCTTGATCAGTGCCAGTAACTACAATAGTACCATCTTTATCATTAAATGTCACATTTAGATTACCAGGATTAGCAATTCTAAATTGATTGACAGCATTATTTAACAATGGTACATAGTCAGAGATATGTTTTTGTAATCCTGATAAAACAGCTGGGTCTTTAATTTCAGACACAACTTGTTTAAACTGTGGATTAGACAAAGACTTGATTAAATCTTGTGTGATTTGTTTGCCGTTAGCTGGATTTGTATCCAATTTAGCAACGAATTTTGATAGAGTATTCTCTAGTTCTGCACCTCCTCGTTTTTCAGTAGCTGTGATGTTTACATTCTCATCAAGTATTGCCTTAGCAACATTATCTTTTCCACCAGCTTTTGTACTAAAAGCAGTATCTGATTTATCATAAGCTGTACCCATAACTTCTTTTGGTGTATCAAGTAAAGACTTGATCTTGTTATCAAACTCTACTTGTCTCTCAGCTTGGCTTCTTGTAGACATCTTACCAAATACGTTAGCAATCATTTCCATCTCTACTAAAGAAGGCATCTTAGTATAAACTTCATACTTCTTAGTATTAACAAAAGTATCTAGTCTATTTTTAGCTTCTTCAGCTGTATAGGTACCATTAGCTTGTTTACTATAAGTATCTCTAATTGCTTTTAATTGAGAGTCAAAAAGATCTATAGCTGGTTTAATTCTAGGATCATCAGGATTTACATTATTGATAAGGAATCCTTTTCTAACTAGACTAGTGGCATCATTAGCTATTTGTGTAAGTGCCATTTCCTTATCTCTAATACTACCATCTTGTAGAACTTTATTAAATTGAGCATTAACATTATCTGTTATAGCATCAGTAAGTTTATAGTGAAGACCTGCATCAGATACCTGTTGAGCATTAAGGTTAGTAATAGCTGTGTTAGTTTTAACTGATTGATCAATTGCATTGTAGAATTGTTTCTTCTCAATCTGTTCACCAGTAGCTTGAGCTATTTTATTGTAATCTCTAGAACCATCTGGATTCTGGAATTTAGGACTATAGATATTAACTTCATTCTTTAACGCTTCTGTTTCAAGTTGTTTAATTTGAGCATTTACTGAAGCTTGTTGATCTTTAATAAACTCAACATCTTGACTTACTCTAGCAGATAGATTGTTTACTTCAGCAATACGACCTACATGAATAGAAATCTCACGAGCATAAGCTGGGTTAGCAGCCAAAGCTTCACGAGTAACCTTAGCAAGACGTTCTTTGAGCTCAAACTCAGACATTATACCTTGATTCTTAGCTTTAATTAAACGATCTGCTTTATCTGTCAATACGTTCTGAATACCTGATACTTGAGTATTTAATTGTTGGTTAAGCATGATAGGATAAGTGCTATCATAACCAGCTATACGTTTAACTTGATCCATTTGTGCTTGTGTATTTTGAACATCTTTTTCCATAGAAGCTACACCACTAAGACTTCTTTGTTGTTGTTCATTCACAATATTATTAACTTGTTCAGTCACACCTTCAAGTGCTCTAGCTTTATCAAGAGCAACTGCACCTGCAATAGCAGCATTACCTAATGTAGCTATGGATCCTAGTTCACCTTCTGCTCTTATACCAGGTGCTCGATTAACAATAGGTTCAGCAACGTAAGGTCTTACGTTATATTCTTGCATGATTTGTTGAAAGTCAGGTGCTTTTGCCATAATTATTCCTTAAATAAATCTTGTTGTGGTTTATTATTTTCTTTAATTCTTTTAATGATATCTTGTACTACTGGGTCTTTAGATGAACCAAATCTATTAATAATGTTTCTCATATCAGCATCCATAGAATCTGTATTCATGATATAGTTGATTAAACTTGTCTTCTTATCTGAATCAAATCTACGTCTGTCTCGTTCCATAACACCTTTAACGATACGATCCATTTCGCTAGGAGAGAACTTACCTGTCTTCTCCATAGCACTAATTTGCATATTAATAATACTAAAGAACTTCTCTGGAGCATCTTCTGTCTTAAGAACATGGATAATCTCTTTATCAAAGCCATCAATAGCTTCAGTAATTCTTTGTTCTTTGGTCATCTTAAGTTCTTCAATCTTCCACTGATCTAGTTCACGTCTAGTCTTAAAGCCTGCCATTTGAGCAATAGCTTCACCAGTTGTGATATCTAGAGCCTTACTATAACCATTCTTAGTCATTAACTCTTCACCAGATAAGGCAGTCATAGCTTTAGTAAAGTTATTACCAGCTGAAGTAATCTGAGCTATTTGACCAATACTTTGTAAGAATGAATCACCAGTTACATCTTTATAAGTAAAGATATCTGCTGCAGCTTGGAATCTTTCATAAGCTCTTATACCTACTGAGATTGATGGAATGTTAGGTTTCTGTACTCTAGGATCACCAGTAACGAATCTGTAAAAGTTAATTTGTTCTTTTAAGATATCAGCAAAGAAGTTAGTAGCATTAATAGAAGCACTATCACTAATAGAGAAGTCAGTATCATCTTGAGTAATAACTTGCATCAATTCATTAGCTGCAATATCAAGTGCACCTTTTTCTAATAATCTAGCGTTATTAACAATATTTTCGTCATCACTACTCATAAAGTAATCATAGAGTAATTTACCACCAGCTAAAGGAGTACCAAACTCTACACCATGAATAAGTAGTCTAGCTGCAGTTAATTTAGTTCTTTCTACTTTGCTTAAATTAGTAGCATTATCTTGGATAAGATTCATGAAACCTTTAAGATTAATAGCTTGGAACTGTGTTACGAATCCAAGTAAAGGAAGTTTTTGGAAAGCCAATGCACCTGAATTAGTCATCGCACCAGATTGTTTCCATGATTGGAATCCAATTTCTTGAATGTTTTGTGCAGTATCCCAACGTTCACCAGGATGTGCAGCTTTCCATCTTTCTTTAGTTTGTAAGAATAAACCAATACGGTTAGTCAACTCACCTGCTGTAAAGCCATAACGATTAAACACGTTAGTAGTAGCTGTACCTACATCTTTAAGAGCACCAAAAGCTTTACCTGCTAATGTAGATCTTTCAGCAAGAGATGTAGTCTTACCTTTTAGAACTTCCATAACAGCCAAGTTTTGGTCAATAGATTCTAGAATACCAAGACTTCTCATAGCCTTAATTTCTTTATCAAACTCTACTCGCTCTTCTTTAGTTAAGAATTCTCTTAGACGAGTACCATGTTCTCTTAAGATTGGATGACCACTTAGTAACTCCATCATAGCAATAGGAGTCTTCTTCATAGTTTGTTTAAACGCACTTGGAAAGACAATAGATTGCTCATAGAACATCATTGGTTGGATAACCATGTGTCTTAATGGGAATTGATAAGTAATCAAAGCAAGAGAAGCTAATTTCTTAGGGAATCCAGTAATAGGATAAGCACCAAGATCACCAGTTCTTCTAGCTAAATCTGAACCTGTTTTAAATTTAACCTTCTCAAATACATCTGCTAAACCATGTAAAGAGTTTTGCATGAATCTATCTATAGTTCCAGCTGCTCTATTTTGGAAATGTGTATGGCGATTCCAAACCATTTGAGCATCTTTAACCATTGTGCGTAGTTCAGGTGAAGCTACCTTACCAGCTAATGAGATATCATCTATTGCTGTTGGGAATTCTCCACCTTTTAGAACTGGTTTAAAGTCTCTGACGAAAGCTTCTTTAAATGCTTTATCAAATTGACTGTAAGCTGCAGTTCTAGAAATACGATTTGCTGCATTATTAAGTGCCTCTAGAGGATCAACAAGGACTGAATCACCTTGCACTGTTCTAATATCTTGGTTACGAGATAGAGCATTTTTATAGTTATCTTCAGTAAGTTTATACTCAGCAGTGAAGTCTGTTAAAGAACCTTCTCTAGCTTGTCTTGGTTCAAGAACATCAAACTCTGCACCAAGTTCTTGCTTAAGTTGTTCAACAAGCATATCTGCCTCATAACGAGTCGTTGCAGTACCTTTAACTTTAGTGAATTCATTATAACGAGGATCACCTTTTTGTAATACTTTACCATTTAACTCAATGACTTTAGGTCTAACTTCGACAAAGAAATGGCTAGAGTACTCTTTATAGTTGTGACCAGGTAATTTGTTTAATACTCTTTGTGGTAAGATACCAAGCTCAGCGTTCTTACTTAACACACCATATTCTACTGCAGCATTGTCTACAACGTGTTTACCATCTAGTTTAACAAGAGGTTGACCTTTAGTATTAGAAGCATTACCCTTAGATCTATCTGCTTTAAACTCTATGATTTGACCTGTTTCAAAGTCTAATACTTTAGTAGGAACTTCATTATCAGCTAGGTTGAATACTTGTTTAACTGCACCTTTGTATTCATTATTGATATAGATACCTTTATCATAGCCAGCATTAATTAGTCGAGTCTTTTCACCTTGATTAGTGATATCAAATAGAGTATCTTGAGTTTCTCTCCAAGCTCTTTGAATCTCATCCATCTTAGCAATTTGTTCTACTGTAAGTTCAGGATGGTTTCTAGATAGTTCAGCTGTACTAAATAGGTCTTTACCTTCTACTTCCATTTGATTAACCATAGAACGAATGGATTTATGTAAAGGTTTATTCTTATCAATGAGATAGTTTAATTGAACAGTAATATCTGATTTAGCTCTTCCTGCTTTAGGACTTAGTGCAGCACGAGCTCTTTCATACCAACCTGCAGTAGTACCAGTACTGAATAGAAACTCACCAACTACTGATCGTTTAAGAGCGTTACCA